CCCACCTTTTCTATGCCCCTTGTTGTTCATTCGTCAGGTTCTTCCTTGGTCGGTTCGACCTGACGAGGGTTGGACAACAGGGGGCACCCCTACACCATGACAATACTCTGGATTGATTTCGAAACCCGGTCGAAGTGCGACCTCTCCTCGCGTGGAGTCTATAACTATGCCCAAGACGGAACCACCGATGTACTTTGTATGTCGTACGCCTTTGATGAGGGCGAAGTTGTTACGTGGCAGCCCGATCAACCGTTTCCGGAATCCGTGCGCAATCACACCGGGCGCATCTACGCGCACAATGCCGCCTTCGAGCGTCTCATCTTTTGGTACGTCCTACAGTGTAACTTTCAACTCGAACAGTTCGTCTGCACCGCTGCACAAGCGCGTGCTAACTGCTTACCTGGCAGCCTTGAAGACGTCGGACGCGCCATCAGTAGCGTCATGCGCAAAGATCACCGGGGAAGTCAACTTATCCGACTTCTATCAGTACCTCGCGCAGACGGCACCTTCAATACTGATCCAAAATTAATGGCCGAGATGATCCAGTACTGCGAGCAGGACGTCCGTGCCATGCGAGCGATCAGCAAGGCCATGCGCCCGCTGTCTGAGCAGGAGCTGGCCGACTACCACGTCAACGAGCGCATCAACGACCGCGGCGTACTGCTCGACTTGCCGTTGGCGCAGGCGGCCATCCGTTACGCGTCCGTCGAGCTGGAAGAGATCGAGACGCTGGTCGCTGACTTGACAAAGGGTGAGATCAAGTCGGTGCGCAGTCCGAAGATGCGCCAGTGGGTGATCGACCGTGTCGGGCCGCAGGCGCTAAAGATGATGGAGACATACAAAGACGGCGACTTGAAGTACAGTATCGACAAGTCTGTACGCGCCAATTTGCTGGCTTTTGCCGAGGAGAACCCTGATGAGATTCCGACCCATGTTGCGGACGTCATTCAATGCGCGGATGACCTCTGGGCGTCGTCGGTTGCGAAGTTCAGCCGCCTTGCGAGCTTGGCAGATGAAGACGATCACCGAGTACGAGGTGCTTTTGTCTTCGCTGGCGGATCTGCCACAGGACGTGCTTCAAGCTACGGCGCGCAAGTCCATAATTTCACCCGCAAGTGCGCAGCAGCCCCAGATGACGTTAGGCACGCTATGGTCAGAGGCCACAGCATCGTCCCAAGATTTGGAAAACGCGTTACGGATGTTCTCAAAGGAATGCTCCGGCCCGCACTGATACCCGCGCCCGGTAAGCAGTTCGTCGTTGCTGACTGGTCGGCGGTTGAGGCGCGGGTCACTGCATGGGCGTCAGCTGACCCGCAGGCCGAGGACGTGTTGCAGGTCTTCCGAGAAGGCCGTGACATTTACAAGCGTGAAGCTGCCGGTATCTACCGGGTGGCCGAGGATGCGGTCGACAAGGAGCAGCGCCAGATCGGCAAGGTGGCGATTCTGTCACTGGGTTTTGGTGGTTCAATCGGCGCGTTCTCCGCGATGGGTCGCAACTACGGTGTCATCATGCCTGAGTCGGACTCACGCCGGATTGTGGACGCATGGCGTCGCGCGAATGCGTGGGCCGTGCGCTACTGGGGCAAGCTTGAAGACGCCTACACACGGGCGCTGCGCAACCCGAACCGGGAGTTCACCGCCGGTCGCGTTACGTATCTGTACGACGGCGTGCATCTTTGGTATGCGCTACCCAGCGGCCGCATCCTGTGCTATCCGTTCGCGAAGTTTGAAGGCGACGAGATCACTTACGTTAAAGCAGCGTGGAAGCCGGCAGCGGATGCCAAAGAATGGCCCCGGGCGCGCTTGTGGCGCGGGCTGGCTTGTGAGAACATAACGCAAGCAGTCGCCAATGATTTGCTACGGCATGCTTTACGCCAGCTTCCCGACGTGGTGCTGCATGTCCATGATGAGATCGTTCTGGAGACGGCTGACCCTGATGCACCCAATACCCTGAAACAAGTGATGTGTACGCCACCCGACTGGGCGGCTGGACTGCCTTTGTCCGCAGAAGTCGAAGTGATGGACAGATACGGCAAGGGCTAATAAAAAAGCCGCCTGGCAGGGCGGCTCTTTCAACTACAAGGACTGCGATGGATTTCCTCGAATTTTATACCAAATTGGCACCACAAGGTGAGACTGCACTCATCGTGCGCCAAAAGCCACAGCTCAAATCCGGCGAGCTGCAATTCCACGCCGATGGCGCGATCAAGTGCACATGGCCAGCTTACCTGCCCGACTACCCGACCAAGCCCGACTGGGCCATCTACGGCAATACTGCGTCGTTCATCGTCGATCGCTTCAAGGATGGCCACGTCTCAGCGTCAGCAGCAAACGCCGACTACGTGCTGGTGATGGTGTTAGACGACGTCGGCGACCCTGTCAAGGCGCCCAACACCCCGAATCTCCCGCCGACGTGGATCATGGAGACGTCTGCCGGGTCGTTCCAGTGGGGTTACGCGTTCTCTGAGCAGCCGACGACCGCCGAGTATGCTGCAGCCATCCGCGCCATTGCGGATGCCGGCTACACCGACCCCGGTGCCTGCAACCCGGTGCGCAACTGGCGTCTGCCCGGCTCAATCAACCTAAAACCCGGCAGAGATCGCTTCGCTGCCCGGCTGGCCGAGTTCCACCCCGAGCGCGAGTACACCTTGACCGAGATCTGCGACGCGCTGGGCGTCACGCCGGCGCCTGCCGAGGCGCTCAAAGTGCGCCCGATCCGGCTCTCAGACGATGGTGCGGATGACGTGATGGCGTGGCTCTCGCATCAAGGGCTACTACTGTCCACGCCGAACCCGGCGGGCTGGGCGGGCGTCATCTGCCCCAACAGTGCCGAGCATACCGACGGCAACCCTGAAGGGCGCTACAGCCCGGCGACGCGGTCGTACTGCTGCCTGCACTCGCACTGCATCGATCTGGACTCAGTGACGTTCTTGGATTGGGTGGCGGCCAATGGTGGGCCGAAACATTCGCCAGGGTTGCGTGAGGAACTGCTGGCGGCTGTGATGGATCAGACGCTGGCCAAGTTAAAGCCTACCGAAGCTTTCCCTGACAAGGGCGCCGAGGTGATTGCGGAAGTCGAGAAAAAACAACTGGATCGAGTCGAGAAGGAGAGCTGGTATGAACGTTTTGCTTACATTCAGGACGATGACGCGTACTTTGATCTCCAGGATCGAAGAGAGATTGCTCGCGGTACTTTCAATGCACTCTTTCGACACGTCACCTGTTATTCCATCCACAAGGCAAAAAACGCGCGCCGAATTGAGGCGTCTGTATGCTTTGACGAGAACCGACAGAAAAAAGGTGCGCTCGCTCTAGCCGGAATCACGTATGCCGCCGGTGAGTCCGTGCTGGTATCGCGTGAGGGTCAAGTGTACGGCAACCGATGGATCAACCACCGCCCGGCGGTCAAGTCGGGCGACGCGGGCGTCTGGTTGCGCCATGTCGAGCGGATGATCCCTGAGAAGTTTGAGCGCGAACACGTCTTAAACGTGATGGCCTACAAGCTTCAGCACCCCGACCGCAAGATCAACCACGCCGTGCTGCACATTGGTCACCCTGGGAGCGGCAAGGATACCCTCTGGCAGCCGTTCTTGTGGGGCATCGGCGGCGAGTCACTCGCGAACGTGGCGATTGTCAGGAACGAGGAAATCACGTCACAGTGGGGCTATGCGCTCGAATCCGAGGTGATGGTGTTTGAAGAGCTGCGCGAGACCGAGGCGCGCGACCGCCGGGCGCTTGAAAACCACCTGAAACCCATCATCGCCGCACCGCCTGAGTTTCTGCAGGTGAACCGCAAAGGGTTGCACCCGTACCAAGCGCTGAATCGCATCTTCGTTCTCGCGTTCTCGAATGAGCGCGTGCCGCTCAGTCTGCCCTCCGACGACCGGCGATGGTTTGTGACGTACTCGGACGCGCCGAGGATGACTGAGGCCGAAGGGCGGGCGATCTGGGATTGGTACAAGGCCGGCGGGCTGGCGGTTGCGGCTGGCTGGCTGTATCAGCGTGACGTGAGCCAATTCAACCCGGGCGCATCCCCACCGCTGACCGAGGCCAAAATGATTATGGTCGAGCAGGGCCGTAGCACGGCCGAATCCTATCTGGTTGAGATGATGCAGGCCCGGCTGGGCGAGTTCTCGCAGGGCGTCGTCGCGTCGCCGTTTTACGCCCTCTGCGACCGGCTATCGGGCGGTGCACCTGCAGGCGTGCGCGTGCCGCAGGCAGCGCTCCTGCATGCCTTCAAAGAGGCCGGCTGGGTGGACATGGGGCGGCTCAAGTCGCGCGAATACGACGCGAAGAAACACATCTTTTGCGCGCCAGAACTGGCGGACCTGCCGAAGTCCGAATTGCGGCGCATGGTCGAAGAAGTGCCCGCGCCAGCAGCCGTGCGGCTGGTGAAATAATGCGCGTCCTTGTCGCTTGCGAGTACTCCGGCACGGTCAGGGATGCGTTCTTGCGTGCCGGGCATGAGGCGCTATCGTGCGATCTATTGCCGACTGACGTGCCGGGGCCGCACTATCAGGGTGACGTGCGTGATCTGCTAGCCGATGGTTGGGATTTGATGATTGCGCATCCGCCCTGCACTTACCTGTGTTCGAGCGGCTTACACTGGAACAAGCGCGTGCTTGGGCGTCAGGCGTTGACCGACGAGGCGCTCGATTTTGTGCGACTGCTGCTGGCCGCACCCGTGCCTCGCATTGCGCTCGAAAACCCTATCGGCTGCATTTCGACTCAGATCAGGCGGCCCGATCAGACAATACAGCCATGGCAATTCGGGCACGATGCCAGCAAGGCTACCTGCTTGTGGCTGCAAGGGCTGCCGCCGCTTATGCCGACTGACATTGTCGCGCCGCGTATCGTCAACGGAAAGCGGCGCTGGGCGAATCAAACCGATTCAGGTCAGAACCGCCTGCCGCCGTCCGCTGACCGCTGGAAAATTCGTTCTGAGACGTACGCGGGCATTGCGGCCGCCATGGCCGCGCAATGGGGCGCGCTGGCGTAAAAAAGCCCGGCACTCAGGCCGGGCGAAAGCTTCCTCTGCATGCAGCGCCGGGAGACGCGGCGCGCTACAATCCTAATATGACTGCCAGCATGGCCGCAAGTATTAATCCGATGAGAGCGAACATGCGGCATTCTCCTCAATATCTTTGACAATGTCATCCTTCAGCAGCTCGACCACGTCAACGCCGCCAGCGTACGCATGGACGAGCCACGCATTAGCCGCCAGGCCAACAGACCGGTCGCCGGGCTCCCAATCGACAAAGCAGAGCAGCTCAATATCGCCGTGCGTGTACGTGTACGGCCAGAGGTGCTGCGGCCAGTGCGGGCCGCTGATATCAGTTTGCGTTTTCATTGGGCAGGATCTCCATGAGCGGGATTGTCGAATCATATTGCGCGGTGTTACCAAAATTCAGATTGTCGTATTTGACCGATGTCAAAAAATTAAGCTGATCGAACTGCCGGAAATATTCGGCGGTAGTTAAATCGCTTCGGCGAGGAAATTTGCGTATGTCTTTCGGCTTTGCCGGTTTCCACGGCTTGCGCGCCAATTTGGCCCACTGAATCGGGTCTTTGTCGAATTTAAGCTTGTACGTGGTGCCGTCAATTTTTAGCGTTTGCATAATTCAGTCTCCAAAAGGTAAGTATTAAGCATAAACAGCGCTTTTTCGGCGCTTGCCAGACCTTGATCCGGTTCCGGATTATTGATTGCATCAGACAGCGCTGCGCGCGCTTGCCAGAGCAGGTTTTCATTCGTGCCGGTCATTTCGGCGGTTTCTTGTGCGTGCTGGATAGCGGTTTTAAGCTTTGCCATTGGTCGATTCTCCATGATTACCACAGTGCAAGCCCGTGGGTTTCGATTGTGGGCCGTGCGGCCCGTTTGCGCGGTATTTTGCGCGTGATGTAGGCCCGTCCGGCCGCTGGCGGATAGTCTCGCCAACAGCAGACGGCCCCGAAGTCATCTAGCCATCCGTATTGCGTCATGCGGCCAATTTGATGCGGATTACTTTATTCATCTTGACGCCATGCGCTGGGTACGCGATGACCTTGACGCGCTTGTCGTAACAGGCACGGCACGAGCCACAAGCGCCGCCATTGTCGTATGCGCCGCACAATGTCATTCCGCGTTTGACGTCGTCTGGTGTCGGGATAATCACGCTGCCGTGCAAGCCCTTCGTATATTGGCCGGTGACGCTATCGGATGAGAAGCGGACTGAAACATTTTTCAGCGCTTGCATTTCCGACAATACTTGACGGAACTTCGGAAACTTGTGCATGCGCGTCGGGAGCCAATGTTTCACCCATGGCGTGCGACGCATTACTTCGAGAATCTTTTCCGCGAGGGCTAAGGTATACATATCGCCCGAATCAAACCAGCGAAAATGCGTATCTTTGGCCAATTCGGCGACCATATCGTCGGACCATGCCATGCGCTGCCAATCCTCTTTATTGTGGCGTCGCGGCGCTTTGACGTTCTCGAACCTATAGTTGCCGGTAGTGGCATAGCATCCAGCGCATGCGTCGACTAGCTGGCCGGGAGCGGCTATTGCGCCCGGGCACGTTTCAATTGCCTGTAATGACCATGAGCGCACGCCATCGAGTTTTGAAGTAACGGAAATTTTCATTTTGGCCGGTTCCCTTTAGTTAATTAGCAAATGCGCATCACATAGTGTTCTTGCCCCGGGCGGGATAAATCCGCCGATTCACTGATCAGTGTATTGGCGAGAATCTCGATATCCGATTCGGAATACCCGTTTTCTTCGGTGAAAAAATCCGCGGCATGCGTTTCGATAATGTATTTGTCGCCAGCGCCCAAACGCCAAAAACAAATAAACTCTTCATGGCCAAACAATTCAGTTTCTCTCATGATTATTTTTCCCAGTTAATAAGCAAGGCACATAAAGACGAACAGAGCGAGCGCCGCGAATCCGGCGATCGCGCCGCATATCTCTGCAAGTGTAGGTTTTTGCATGGTCAGTTCTCCGGTTTGCTTAAAATTTAATCAGTTAATTTGCGCTATATTGTTTTACCACGTTCAAATTGTAGATTGTCCACAAATTTTGTCAAGGATTCTTTTGCATTTATTTTCGCTGCTTTTTGTGGGTCATGTGGACTATTTTGTGGACCATGAAAATACGCGGAATTGTCCACGCGATATACCAGTCCTGATGCGGCTTTTGGGTATTTGTGGACAATGTGGACAATAATTTTGATCGAACCTTAAGAAGTTTATTTTTGTTATATAGCTGATAACAGATGTTTGTATAGCCGCGCATTCACACGCGCTGGCGCCAAAAAAAAACGATGGTCCACATTGTCCACATGACCCACATAGTATTTTGATAACTAAAAAGTTATCCACAGATTTGATTCCCTTTTACTAACACTTTCCAGGCTTGTGAAACATGTTTCACGACCGCGCAAAAAGGCCCGCGCAACATGGTCCACATTGTCCACATAACAAAATAATAACTGTACGTTGTTGCCTGCTTGGCAATATGCAGTTAGTAAGTGCTCACTAACCTGGCAGTTAGTAAGTGCTCACTAACTTGGCTTGAAGTAAGTGCTCACTAACCAGGGGGGTAGGGGGCCGGCGGCTGGCCGGTCACGATCACGGAGGGTCTACAAGAAATTTTTTTTCTGCACAAAACCAAAAGCCCAAACGCACAAATTTTTTTTATTTTTTCTAAAAATCTATTACCATGCACTTCATGTTCAAATCCATCCCCTTCGCACCGCGCAAAGTCGAGGCCACCGAGGCGCGACTCCAGGCGATCTATGACGCCGCCGCGCTAGGACTCAAGGGCGACTCGCTGGCGTTGGCGGCTGGCATGCTGCCGTCGGAATTCCGACAGCTGTGCGAGCTGGATCCCGTGGCCGAGATGGCCATGCTGAAGGGCCGCGCCGACAGCGAGATGGAGGCCAGCTCCCACCTGCGCAACGCAGCCCGAGCAGGCGACGCCAAGGCGGCGCTCGCCATCCTGCAGCACGCCCACGGCTGGACGGCCCGCCAAGAGATCAGCGTCGACATCACCAACAGGATCAGCATCACGCAGGCGCTGCAGCAGGCGCAGGAGCGCGTCATCGATGGACGCACCATCGACGGGCTGATCACCGAACAGCAACCCCAACATCTACCCACCAAAGTGACGAATGGCGCAACAGCCGATTTATGACGCCGAGGGCGAGCAGCTCTTAATGAGTCGCCTGTGGGCGCCGACGATCGCGGACGACCCTGAGGCGTTCGTGCTGTTCGCGTTTCCGTGGGGGCAAGCAAACACGCCGCTGGCCAAGTTCAAAGGCCCGCGCACCTGGCAACGCAAGATCCTGCGCAGGATAGCCAGCCACATTAAGAACAACCGAGGTCAGATTGACATGGACGCCCTGCGCACCGCGGTCGCCTCCGGTCGAGGAATTGGTAAGTCAGCCTTAGTGTCATGGCTTGTGCTGTGGATGCTGTCGACCCGCATCGGATCGAGTGTGATCGTCAGCGCCAACAGCGAAGCGCAGCTCAGATCCGTGACATGGGGTGAGCTGACCAAGTGGCAGGCGATGGTCATCAACAGCCACTGGTGGGAGATCAGCGCGACCAAGCTGGTGCCCGCCAAGTGGATCACGGAGCTGGTGGAGCGCGACTTGAAGAAGGGCACACGCTATTGGGCGGCCGAGGGCAAGCTCTGGTCGGAAGAGAACCCCGACAGCTACGCGGGTGTGCACAACCACGACGGCATGATGCTGATCTTCGATGAAGCCAGCGGTATCCCCGACGCCATCTGGTCGGTCGGTGCGGGCTTCTTCACGGAACCCATACTGGACAGGTACTGGTTTGCGTTCAGTAACCCCCGGCGCAACTCAGGGTACTTTTATGAGTGTTTCCACGCCAAGCGCAACTTTTGGCACACGGAGAACATCGACTCGCGAACAGTCGAGGACACGGACAAGCAAATCTATGAGCAGATCATTGCGGAATATGGCGAGGATTCGCCACAGGCTCGGGTTGAGGTCTACGGTGAATTCCCTTCGGCTGGCGAAGATCAGTTTATTGGTGCGGGTGCTGTCGACGATGCCGCCAGTCGGCCACGCTACAAGGACGAGACGGCGCCAATTGTTATCGGCGTTGACCCAGCTCGCGGCGGCGCGGACGCAACCGTCATCGTCGTCAGGCAAGGACGCGACTTGGTAGCGATCAAGCGGTATCACGGCGAGGACACCATGACGACCGTTGGCCGGGTGATCGACGCGATCGAGGAGTACCGGCCCGCACTGACGGTGGTCGACGAGGGTGGTCTGGGCTACGGGGTACTTGACAGGTTAAAAGAACAGCGATACAAGGTGCGGGGAGTGAACTTCGGATGGAAGTCGAGCAAACCGGTCATGTGGGGCAACAAGCGCGCTGAGATGTGGGGTGCGATGAAGGATTGGCTAAAGACGGCCAGCATCCCAAACGATCGGCAACTGAAGGCCGATTTGACCGGCCCGATGAAAAAGCCCGACTCGTCGGGTACGATCTATCTGGAAGGCAAAAAAGAGATGAAGTCGCGCGGGCTAGCGTCACCTGACGCAGCCGACGCGCTGGCGGTGACGTTCGCGTTCCCGGTGGCCAGCCGTGAGTCGGGGTACGAGCGCGCGACAAAGCGTAGTGAGGGGTACTCACCGCGCGTAGCAGCCGCAACTGGCTGGATGGGAGCGTAAAATGGCGACAAAACCGGGGTTGTACGCAAATATTCACGCAAAACGTGAACGGATTAAGGCCGGATCGGGCGAAAAGATGCGCAAACCCGGCTCGCCAGGCGCGCCGACCAACAAAGACTTCAAACAATCGGCAAAAACGGCCAAAAAGACGAAATAAAATGGATCTTTCGCCCGACGAACAAGCCGTTATTGACTATCACAGGTCAAATTTGTACCAGAATCGGGGGCTGAAAAACCCCGATGGGTCAATTACGACGTTCAAAGGGTCGGTTGTAGGCGCCGATGGCGGGCACATGATTTTGCCAACCTATTGGCACGGGCAGATTAGAGATATTCCCCAAGCCATGCGTTTTGCCATAAAATCCGGCATAAAATTTCCAACTTACCCAACAGTTAAAGAAGCCTTGGCTGCTGAACAGCGTCTGCACCAAATTATGGAGCAGGATTTGCGCGATTACGCTACGCGCCCGCAACCGAAGACGAAATAAATGGACTATACCGGCATAAATAAGGCAGCAAAAGTCGCCGATGTGGGCGGAAACCCGCCGCCGGACGACATCAGCACAGACAAACAAGATGTGCTGTCGACCATGCGCAAACGCATGCAGATGGCCATTTCTGCGCTGTCTGAAAGCCGGGAAGACGAGCTTGACGACCTTCGCTTCTATGCCGGCTCGCCGGACAACCACTGGCAGTGGCCGGCCGATGTTCTGGCCACCCGTGGTGCAGTGCAAGGTCAGACAATCAACGCGCGCCCCACGCTGACAATCAACAAGTTGCCGCAGCACGTCCGCCAAGTCACCAATGACCAAAGACAAAACCGTCCAAGCGGCAAAGTTATTCCTGCTGACGACAACGCCGATCCGGAAGTCGCCGAGATCTACAACGGCATGGTGCGGCACATCGAGTACATATCGGATGCCGACGTCGCTTACGACACCGCCTGCGAGAACCAAGTCGCTTACGGCGAAGGTTACATCCGCATCCTGACGGAATACTGCGACGACGACACGTTCGACCAAGACATCAAGATTGCGCGCGTGCGCAACTCGTTTTCGGTCTACATGGATCCCACCATTCAAGACCCGTGCGGTGCGGATGCCAAGTGGTGCTTCATTACCGAAGACCTGCAGCGCGCTGAGTACGAGCGTCTGTTCCCCGACGCCAGCCCCATTTCAAGCCTGCAAGCTCAAGGCGTGGGTGACCAGTCGATCTCGGTCTGGATCAATCAGGATACGGTGCGCATCGCCGAGTATTACTACGTCGACTACGACAACGCGACACTGAACCTGTACCCCGGCAACATGACGGCTTTTGAAGGCTCGCCTGAGGCCAAGCAGATGAAGCAGATGGGCATCAAGCCCCTCCGCACGCGTCAGGTTCATGCCAAGCGGGTCAAATGGTGCAAGACCAACGGCTACGAGATGCTGGAGGAGCGTGACTGGATCGGCAAGTGGATTCCGGTCGTGCGCGTCATCGGTAACGAGTTTGAAGTCGACGGCAAGCTGTACGTGTCGGGTCTGGTGCGCAACGCCAAGGACGCCCAGCGCATGTACAACTACTGGACAAGCCAAGAAGCCGAGATGCTGGCCTTGGCGCCCAAAGCGCCGTTTATCGGCTACGGTGGCCAGTTTGAAGGCTACGAGATGCAGTGGAAGACGGCCAATACGCAGAACTGGCCGTATCTGGAGGTCAACCCCGACGTAACAGACGGCTCGGGAGCTGTCCTGCCGCTGCCGCAACGCGCGGCCCCACCGCTGCCACAAACGGGCCTAATTCAGGCCAAGATGGGGGCGTCGGATGACATCAAGTCGACCACAGGGCAGTACGACACCAGTCTGGGGGCAACATCGAATGAGCGTTCGGGCAAGGCGATTATGGCGCGCGAGCGTCAGTCTGACACTGGCACTTACCATTACGTGGACAATCTGGCACGGGCTATTCGCCATGTCACTCGCCAGATCGTTGACCTGATTCCCAAGATTTACGACACCCAGCGGGTTGCCCGCATCATTGGTGTGGATGGTGACACCGACATGGTCAAGCTTGACCCCACCCAGCCGATGCCGGTCAAGAAGATCGTGGATCAGAACAACGTTGAGATCGACAAGATCTACAACCCCGGCGTGGGTAAGTACGACGTCGTGGTGACCACCGGCCCAAGCTACATGACCAAGCGTCAGGAAGCACTGGATGCGATGGGCATGATCCTGCAGTCCAACCCGCAGCTCTGGCAAGTGGCTGGCGACCTGTTCATCAAGAACATGGACTGGCCAGGCGCGCAGGAGATGGCCGAGCGGTTTGCGCGCGTCATCGACCCGAAAGTGCTGGGCGATGGTTCGGACGACAGCCCCGAGATGCAGATGGCCAAGCAGCAAATTCAGGCCATGTCGCAAGAGATGGATCAGCTCCAGCAGATGCTTGAGAGCGTTGGCAAGTCGATTGAGGTGCAGGATCTGGAGCGCAAAAACTTTGAGGCCGAGATTAAGGCGTACCAAGCAGAAACCCAGCGCCTGTCGGCTATTTCTGGCGCTATGACGCCGGATCAGGTGCAAGACGTTGTCATGCAAACGCTGCGCGACGTGATGTCCGCCGGCGACTTGGCGATGAGCGAGGGTGGGCTGGAACTGCCGGGCGAGATGCCCATGCAACCGGAAATGGTGGGTGGTATGCCGCCGGAAATGGCTGAAATGCCGCCTGAAATGATGGAAATGCCGCCCGAGGAGCCGATGGTATGAGCTGCGCAAATTTCGTAGGGCTGCTGTTTTTAGGCCGGGATGTCGCCCATTCGGTGCATCTGAACACGCGCAGCTATGCCAAACATGTGGCTTTGAATACGTTCTATGACGAGATTGTCGAGCTGGCGGACAAATTTGCTGAAGCCTACCAAGGCCGGCATGGCTTAATTGGCGCGATTTCTTTACAATCCACCAAAAAACCCGGCAATATTTTGGAGTTTTTGCAGGAACAGCTGAAAGAAATTGAAGCTATGCGGTACAAGGTCGTAGACAAGGCGGACACCCCGCTGCAGAACATTATTGACGAAATTGTTGGCTTGCACCTGTCGACAATCTACAAACTGAGATTTCTTGCTTGAGGTAAACCATGGCAAATTACACCTACATCACGGCTACGGCCAACATTAAACCGATGGCTGGCAAGCTGAAGGGTATTTTTGTCAGCGCGGCCTCCAGCACTCCGACCATCACGGTCTACGATTCTGCTGCTGCTACCACCACCGACACCATTTTGGGCACATTTACCCCCGCTGCTGCAACATCCTACCTGTTGCCGCTGGACGGAGCGTATGCTAAAAATGGCATCTATGTGGTAATCAGTGGTACAGTCAACGCAACAGTTATTTACGAGTAAATCGAAATACCGCACAGGTGCGGCACACCTGGGATTCTTTAGGAATCGACAATGTCTGACGAAGTGCAAAATGAACTAGCGGCAGTGCCCGCGCCGGAACCGGAACCGACGGCAGTACCGGAACCTGAAGCAGTAGCGCCGGAAACTGAAGAGTCAAAACCAGCCAAAGTCTTCACACAAGAAGAACTGGACGCTGCGATTGGCAAACGGCTTGCAAGAGAACAGCGTAAGTGGGAAAGAGAACAAGCTCGGAGGCAGGCAGAAGCCGCGCCACCCGCGCCAGCTCCCGCGCTAGAGAACTTTGAGTCTGTCGATCAGTATGCCGAAGCATTGGCTGCTCGAAAGGCTGAAGAACTCCTAGCTAAACGTGATGCTGAACGCGCTCGCATGGAAACGCTTGAGGCTTACCACGATCGTGAAGAGGAAGCTCGGAGCAAGTATGAAGACTTTGAACAAGTCGCATACAACCCGAACTTGCCGATTACGACCGTGATGGCTGAAACAATCCAAGCATCGGAAGTTGGGCCAGATTTAGCGTATTACCTTGGCGCCAACCCGAAAGAAGCTGATCGTATTTCTCGTCTGTCGCCGTATCTACAAGCCAAAGAGATTGGCAAGATTGAAGCTAAATTGAGCGACAATCCGCCGGTCAAGAAAACGACAAGCGCCCCACCACCGATAGCACCGATCAGCGGTCGTGGCACTGGCGCGCCGTCTTATGACACGACTGACCCACGTTCTATCAAGAACATGACGACGTCAGAGTGGATTGAGGCAGAGCGCCAGCGTCAAATCAAAAAGTGGGAAGCTCAACGTAACCGCTAATTTTTTTAGGATATAAATCATGGCAAACTCGATTCTTACCATCGACATGATTACCCGCAAGGCTCTCGAAATTCTCGAGAACAACCTGGTAATCACTCGTAACGTCAACCGTCAATACGACGATTCTTTCGCCGTTGAAGGCGCAAAGATTGGTTCCACACTGCGTATCCGCTTACCAGACCGCGCTCTGGTGACTGACGGTGCCGCCCTGCAAGTTCAGGACGACAACGAGCAGTTCACCACGCTGACTGTCGCTTCGCAAAAGCACATCGGTGTGAACTTCACCTCCGCTGAACTCACCATGCAGTTGGATGACTTTGCAGAGCGTGTTCTGAAGCCTCGTATTTCGCAGCTTGCTGCGTCGATCGATGCTGACGTTGCTAACGCCTACAAGACCGTCGGTAACTCGGTCGGCACTCCCGGCACCACGCCTTCGACTTCGCTCGTTCTGCTGCAAGCCCAGCAGAAGCTGAACGAAAACGCAGCTGTGATGTCGCCACGCTACGCAACGGTTAACCCAGCTGCCAACGCTGGTCTGGTTGAAGGCATGAAAGGTCTGTTCAACCCAACCAGCACCATCTCCAGCCAGTTCAAGAACGGCATGATGGGCACGGGTGTTCTGGGCTTTGAAGAAGTCAACATGTCTCAGTCCATCAAGCAGCACACCACTGGTTCGCGCGACGCTTCTGCATCCACTCTGGTCAAGACCCCCGGCGTGACTGCTGAGGGTGCAACCACCATCCTGCTGGAGCAGGGTTCGGTAACGACCACCATCAAGGCTGGCGACGTGTTTACTATTGCTGACAGCTTTGCGGTCAACCCACAGACTCGTGAGTCCACTGGCTCGCTGTTCCAGTTTGTGGCTCTGGCTGACGCTACTGCTGTGTCGGGCACTTGGACTGTTACCGTGGCTCCGATGTACTCGTCCAGCCACGCACTGGCAACCATGACTGCGCTGCCTGCAACTGGCAAGGCTGTTACGTTCTTGGGCGCAGCCAGCACCCAGTACGCTCAGAACCTTATCTATCACAAGGATGCGATTACATTCGCTACCGCCGACCTGTTGATGCCACAAGGCGTCGATATGGCTTCACGTCAAGTACACAACGGCATCTCGCTGCGTGTTGTTCGTCAGTACGACATCAACAACGACCGTCTGCCTTGCCGTATTGACGTGCTGTACGGCTACAGCACAATCCGTCCGCAAATGGCTTGCCGCATGTGGGGCTAAGTCTTGGTGGGGGCTTCGGCCCCCATTAACAACATTTTTTAAAGGATATTTATCATGGCACTTCCTAATGGCGCTGGTGGTTACCAAGTTGGCGACGGCAACGTCGGCGAGGCGCAACTGTTCGTTCAGGGCGCACCAACCGCACTGACTGCAGCAGCAACGGCTACTGCAGCTCAACTCGCAAACGGTCTGTTTACTTTCAACGGCACGGCTGGCAATCTGACTCTGCCAACCGTTGCTGATCTGGAAGCAGGCATTTCTAGCGCAGCTAAAGTCAATGCAGCATTTGACTTCTACGTTATCAATATCGATGCTGGTACTGATGACGTAACAGTTGCTACGGCTACAGGCTGGACTCTGGTCGGCAACATGGCGGTGACTGAAGCTACTTCAGGTCACTTCCGTGCCCGCAAGACTGGTGACGGCTCTTGGACTCTGTACCGTATCTCTTAATGCTTGGGGGCTTCGGCCCCCGTTTTTAAGGAGCTATCATGCCTAATACGAAATCTATTGGTGTTGCTTACGAAGACCAACAACTTGATGGCGCTGTTATGGGTAAAGCAGGTGGAACTGCCGGTTTTTACGGCGTCACCCCGGTTACTCAAGCTGCGGCTATTACGGCTGTCACTAATACCGCGACAGGTACGGAACTCGCTACAGCAATTAACGCTATTCGAGTTGCGCTAAAAAACATTGGCATCACTGCCTAATTAAACGGGGCTTCGGCCCCGCCTACTTTATGCCTCTTATTTATTTGCAGCATCCTGTTCACGGAACCAAGATCGCCAACATGGAAATGGAGGCGGAATTTGATGAACAAAACGGCTGGGAGCGATATACTCCGTTTAGCTCGCCGGATTTGTCGGCTGCACCGCCGAGTGCGGATTCGGAGGTGGTTACGGTGGTTACGGCAATGCCTGTAACGCCAACCAACAACCTGCAAGTTAAACGTCGTCGTAGCCGAACTGTAGAGGCCGCGGCTTAAAGGAGTGTAAATGGCAACCGCCTTCGACCAGATCAAAGCGTCGCTCCGGCTCATTGGCCAGCTGGCTGAAGGTGAAGAGCCATCCCCGCAGGCAGCACAGGACGCATTAGCCGCCATGAATCAGATGATTGATTCGTGGAATACTGAGCGTCTGGCCGTGTTTTGCACGGAAGATCAGGTGTTTAACTGGCCTGCTAACGAAATTACCCAGACCCTTGGGCCGACCGGCGATTTTGTCGGCAATCGCCCTATTTTGATCGACGACGCGACGTATTTCCGCGATCCCGGCACCAACGTGTCGTATGGCATCAAGCTGATTAACCAGCAGCAGTACGACGGCATTGCGGTCAAGACGGTCACCAGCACCTACCCGCAGGTGATGTTTGTGAACAACACGTTCCCAGACATCACCATGACGATCTACCCCAAGCCCACACGCTTGTTGGAGTGGCATTTTGTGTCGGTGCAGCAGCTGGATAAGCCGGCTACTTTAAACACCGTGCTGTCGTTCCCGCCAGGCTACCTGCGCGCGTTCAAGTACAACTTGGCGATGGAAATTGCCAACGAGTTTGGCGTGGAACCCATGCCGCAAGTGACTCGTATCGCCATGACGTCCAAGCGCAACTTAAAGCGCATCAACAACCCAGACGACGTGATGTCGATGCCTTACTCGCTGGTTGCTACGCATCAGCGGTACAACATCTACGCCGGGAACTTCTAATGGAGTTCACGTTTCGTTCTCGCTGGGTTGAGCTTAACGTGCGCACTAGGCGCATGTATTCACCTATCCACGAAATGTTTCTGCCCCCTCAAATAGCCGCTCGTCTGGGTGATTGGCTGTGGTCTACCAGCAAAGGCTTTCGTAAGTTGGGGGCGGCATGAAAACGCCTATCCTTGGCCAATCCTACGTCACCCGCAGCGTCAATGCTGCGGATGCGCGGATGGTTAACCTGTTTCCTGAAACAGTACCTGCGCCTGACGGCAAGGAGCCTGCGTTCTTGAACCGGGCGCCAGGCTTGCGCAGGCTGGCCACGGTCGGCACCGGCCCCATCCGCGGGCTGTGGTCGTACGGCGGCTACATGTACGTCGTCTCCGGCACGCGCCTGTACCGCGTAGACACAAATTGGGCGGCTACGTCGATTGGCGGTGTGTCGGGCACCGGGCCTGTCTCGATGGTCGACAACGGCACGCAGCTGTTCATCGCGGCCAACCCAGAGGGGTTTATCTACGACGCATCCACCGGGGCGTACGCCGAAATTACAGATGTCGATTTTCCTGGCGCTGTGACGGTGGGCTATCTGGACGGCTATTTTGTGTTCCAAGAGCCAAACTCGCAGAAGTTTTGGACTTCTGAGCTGTTGGATGGCACCCAGCTCGACCCACTGTCGTTTGCCAGCGCCGAGGGTATGCCCGACAACTTGGTGTCGCTGTTTGTCGACCACCGCGAGGTATGGCTGTTTGGCACGCAGTCGGTCGAGGTTTGGTACAACGCAGGCACCAGTCCTTTCCCATTGGCCCGCATCCAAGGTGCGGTCAACGAGCTGGGCTGCGCGGCCACGTTCTCCGTGGCCAAAATGGACAACTCGCTGTTCTGGCTAGGGGCAGACGCCCGCGGTCAAGGCGTGGTGTTCCGTGCGAATGGTTACTCTGGCCAGCGCATTTCGACCCACGCGGTCGAGTTTGCTATCCAGAGTTACGGCAACATTTCTGATGCGATCGCTTTCACTTACCAGCAAGACGGCCACGCTTTTTACGTGCTGACGTTCCCCAGCGCTCAAAAAACATGGGTGTTTGATGTCGCCACAGGCGCATGGCATGAGCGCGCCGGGTTTGCCAACGGTCAGTTTATTCGTCACCGGGCGAATTGCCAGACCTTCTTCAATAATCAAGTGGTGGTTGGCGACTTCCAGAACGGCAAGATTTACGCGTACGATCTTGATGTGTTCGCCGACGATAACTTGCCGCAAAAGTGGTTGCGGTCATGGCGCGCGTTGCCGCAGGGTCAGAACAACTTAAAGCGTACCGCCCAGCACGCCTTGCAGCTGGACTGCGAAACAGGCGTGGGTTTGGTGACCGGCCAAGGCAACGACCCCAAGGTCATGCTGCGTTTTTCTGACGATGGCGGGCACACTTGGTCAAACGAGAAGTGGGCCGGCATGGGCAAGATAGGCAACTACGGATTCAGAGCGTTCTGGCGTCGGTTAGGTATGACTGACAAGCTGCGTGACCGCGTGTACGAGGTATCAGGCACCGACCCCGTCAAGATCGCCATTATGGGTGCCGAACTTGCTTTGTCCGGCACCAATGCCTAACCCAGATAACGAACCGCAACTACCCAAGAACCAGTCCGAGATCATTGATGAGCGGACGGGGCTAGTTGCGCGCGACTGGTATCGGTTTTTCCTAAACCTGCTTAACAAAGTCAACACCAGCGCTGGCGGCACGGTGACGTCGGTCAATGTGTCAGGCGGCACGACGGGCCTGACGACCTCTGGCGGGCCTGTCACGACCTCCGGCACCATCACACTGGCCGGCACCCTCGATGTCGACAACGGCGGCACAGGGGCCACCACAGCCTCTGGCGCGCGCACTAATCTGGGCGCTGCTGCGTCGGGTGCTAACGCCGACATCACATCGATGACGGGCATAACAGGCGGCATTTCGTCGCCCGACTTCATTCAGTTTGACACGACCGCTACGGTCACTGACGCCACGGGCAGGCTGTATTACGACGACGAAGACCAGTTTCAAACCCTAACGTTCCAAATGAACGGTGCGGCAATTCAGCGTATTGGTGAAGAGCTGTATTACCGCGTCAAGTTGTCGTCTGCGGCCAATAAAGGCGATGTGCTGATGTTCACCGGCACGTTGGGTTCTAGCGGCGGCCTGACAGCCGCGCCGGCTACCGGGCTGCTACCAGAACAAGCCAACTACATTTTGGGTTTGGCACATGAAAGTGGCATCACCAACGACTGGGTGTTTGTCACCACGTTTGGTGAAGTCAAGAATATTGACACCACCGGCGGCGCTGAGACGTGGGCGCAAGGCGATGTCCTTTACTACAACCCGCTGGTGACCGGCGGCCTGACTAAGATAAAGCCCACAGCCCCAGCTGCCATCTGTTCGGTGGCCGCGGTAGTTAACGTAGGCGTGTCTAACGGCATTTTGTTTGTGCGCCCGACCTACGGCTCGGTGCTGGGCGGCACGGACGGCAACGTCAACTTTACCTCCTTGGCCTCCGGCAATACGCTGATTTACGACGCGGTAGCAGGCGTGTGGGAGAACGCCAACCTAACCGCTGGCACGGCCATCAGTGTCACCAACGGTGCAGGGTCAATTACGATCGCCAACACAGGTGTGACCAGCGCCGCCGCCGGCACCGGCATCTCCGTGTCAGCAGCTACGGGCGCGGTCACCATTACGAACACCGCCCCAGACCAGGTGGTGTCGTTAGCTGCCGGCACGGGCATCAGCACAACAGGCACGTATCCCAGCTTCACGATCACTAATACGGCACCCGATCAGGTGGTGTCTTTGGCTGCGGGCACTGGTATCAGTGTGACCGGTACATACCCCAGCTTTACTCTGACCAATACGGCGCCCGACCAAGTGGTGTCGCTGACCGGCGCAGGCACGACCAGCGTATCGGGCACGTACCCCAACTTCACCATCACGTCAAATGATCAGTACGTCGGCACGGTCACCAGCGTGTCCGGCACGGGCACCGTCAACGGCATTAGCCTGTCGGGCACGGTGACATCCAGCGGCAACCTGACACTGGGCGGCACACTGACCGGGGTGGATTTGACCAGCCAAGTGACCGGCACGCTGCCAATCGCCAATGGCGGTACCGGCCAAACAGCCAAAACGGCTGCGTTTGACGCGCTGTCGCCGACCAACGCCAAAGGCGACTTGATCGTCTACGACGGCACGGACAATGTCCGTCTGCCAGTGGGCACCGACACGTACGTGCTGACCGCCGATTCGGCGCAGGCGTCGGGTGTCAAATGGGCGCTGTCTACTGGCTCGGGCGCGACAATCAGCAACGACACCGCAACGTCGACCAATCTCTACCCGACGTTTGCTGCGGCCACGTCTGGCGCGCTGGCCAACATCTACACTAGCAACGCCAAATATCTGTACAAACCCAGCACAGGTGAATTAACATCGGAGCATTTCGTAGCGGGCAACGGCATATTTGTCAATAATTTAACTATTGACGTCAGCTACACGATTGCTTCTGGTACGTCTGGTATGTCCGCCGGCCCAGTGACAGTGGCCAGCGGCACAACGGTGACGGTGTCTAGCGGCTCAAGATGGGTGGTGGTGTGACGCTATGGCGACAACACTTATAAACGATCGCGATTTAGGGTTGCAGATTGGTTTTGACGCCACGGATTGGGCGCAGCCGGTTGAGTATGCGGTTTACTGTGAAGCGCTAAAAGATTGGCAGGTGCAAGTTATAGTCCGCGATGGAGAAAACATTGGCGCGGTGTATAAAAAAGATGGAGAGTTTCACATATCAGTTTTAAAACCTTGGCGTAAGCGTTGGGCCACTAAAGGTTTGCTTCGCGCGGTGCTTGATTCTGTCAACAAAACCAAAGTTTCACCAGGACATGAGCATTACATGTTTAATCTTTTGGCCAGATTAGGTATGACACATACAGGGCATAATGAATTTGCCTTAAAAGGACATTAGCATGGGCATTGAAACAGCAATTTTAGCGGGTACGATAGGCGGCGCCGTGATCGGCGGCGTAGCTTCCAATAGAGCTGCTAAAACGCAAGCGCAAGCGGTGCGCGAAGGAGCCGCCGCGCAAGCAGACGCCACGCAAAAATCTATTGAAGCGCAAGAGCGCATGTTCAATCGTCAGATTGAACTGCAAGAGCCATTTCGCAGGGCAGGGGTAAATGCGCTGCCCGAGTTGGTCAGGGCGTCACGCTATACGCCGTTTGGTATGGAGCAATTTCAAGCTGACCCAGGGTACGGTTTTCGGTTAAAAGAAGGGTTGCGCGCGCTAGAAAATTCAGCTGCAGCCCGTGGTGGTCTGCTGTCCGGCAACACTATGCGCGGCGTAACGCAGTTTGGCCAAGAGTTAGGCTCTCAAGAGTTTACCAACGCATTTAACCGGTATCAGCTAGAGCGTCAAGCACGACTAAACCCGTTACAAGCGCTGGCTGGCGTGGGGCAGACCGCCGCCAACACAATGGGAGCTGCAGCAGGGCAATATGGTCAAGGCATGGCGCAAACGTATGGGCAAATGGGCCAAAACATGGCGCAAAATGCCGCTACGATGGGCAACATCCGCGCGTCCGGCTACACGGGTATCGCGAATGCGTTGACCGGCGCGCTGGGCCAAGGGTTAAATTATTACCAAAACCAGCAAATGCTAAATAGATTTTTCCCCCAACAGCAAACGCTTGGAGGCGCAGCAGCGCCACCTGGGCTTATGATTTAAAGGTTAATTTATGGCTGGTATTGATTACACCATTCCAGGGCAGATTAGGCCAGTTCAGGTTGAATCACCTTTAAATGCTATGGCGCAAGCCATGCAGCTGCGCAATTTGCAAGAGTCATCGCAAATGAACGCGTTAAAGCGGCAGGAATATCAGCGCACACGCGAAGAAGAAGGTGCTGTGCGTAATTGGTTTGCCAGCGGCAAAAGACTTGATTCGCCAGAAGCGTTGAATGAGCTTTACCAAATAGCCCCAGGACTGGCTCCCGGCATCGAGAAAAATATTCTTGAGCGCGGCAAGACTCAAGCAGAAACTAGACGCACATTAGCTCAAGCAAACCGTGAAGATGTTAGCGCCCGCAAAGAGCAGCTAGAGTTTACTGAAAAAGCGTTGCAAAGCTCCACGACGCCGGAGTTAGCCCAATACCACATTCAGCAAGCTATTGAGCGCGGATACGTAACCCCTGAAGCTGGCGCGCAAATGATGGGGTCAGTGCCAAAAGATCCTGGCCAATTTGCAACTTGGCGGACTAATTTGCTGGTGCATTCCATGACGGCTAAAGATCAGCTTGAACGCGCAGAAAAACTGCAAAAAGCACGTTATAACCAATATCGTTTTGATGCACTGTCTTACGGCGATCCGGTGCTGACTGAAGCTGAGTGGTTAGCGACAGAACAGCAACAGCCTGATTCTGCGCGCATTGAGCAAGTGCCTGCGCCCACAGAAGCCGCGCCAGCGCCAGCGCCGGGGGCTGCTGAAGCAGCGCCCGCAGGTGCAACGGAAGGCAGTGCGGCGCCCATTACATATCAATTTAAAAAACGTGATTTTGGCGGCGTAGATCCTAGAGCAGCCATGCTGCTAAGCGATAAGCCGGAAGAACTGGCTAAGCTTATGCAGGAAAACTATCCAGGCTCTGCGGCATTTAAGAAAAGAGAGTTGGACAGCCAGCGTTTATTGGCACAAATTCAGCACCAGACGATTATGGAAAAGATTGCGCAGCAGTCTGAAAATCGTCAAAGGGATACGGCTATAGAAAACAAGCGCCACGCCAGGGTTATGGAAGATATACAGGATAGATCGGTTACTGTGCAAGAGAAGAAAGAATCTACTCAAGTTAACAAAGATCGCATGGCAGATGATGCCAGGGTTACGGTTGCTAAAGATACCGCCGACGATTTAGAGCGAAATGTTGATTTGCTTATTGGTAACCCAAAGAAAAAAATTAACCCCCACCCAGGCTTATCGGGTATTACAGGCTATAACGCTTTGTTACCATCACTACCAAGCGGTCAGCCTCGCGCTGCGCAGCAAATACTAGACAATATTAAAGGTAAAGTTACCCAAATGGGTAAAAGTATTATGTCGCAAGAAGGTAAGCTGGGTAATATGGCTGTGCAAGAGTGGAAAATTGTGTCTGACGCGGTGGAAAAACTTGACCCTGGGTCACCAAATTTCCCCGTCCAATTGCGAAGCGTAGTGACTCAAGCTAGACGCTTAGAAGATAACCTACGAAACCGAAGCAAAACTTTATATGGTCAGCCTTCTAAACCCGCCGGCAGTCTGCGTTCTGAAGCTGACAAAATATTAGAGGGTAAATAGACATGGCCACTGCCGACGATTACGCAGCGTGGATTGTTAAAAACGCGGACAAAAAAGGTACGCCTGAATTTAACACGGTGGCGGCTGCGTACAAAGAAGCAAAAGCGCAGGAACAGGAGGGTTCGTCGCCTGAAATAACCTATACGTACCCTCGCGAAGGCAACGAACAGCCATCGGTTCAAGTAGCCGATCAAGTGCCTGCGCCGCGTAACTATGCGTTAAGTGAAGTGCCCGGCGCCATGATTCGTAACGCGCCAGCTAGCGGCATAAAATTAGTTGCTGATGTAGCGCAAGCCGTCACCAGCCCTATCCAAACCACGACCGGGTTAGGTGATTTATTAGGCGGCGTTATGGAGCCTGTCACCCCTAATATCTTGTATGGTGGCGATTCTCGCGAGCGCGCAATAGCAGCCCGCGAAAACTTTACAAAATATTTGGCTGAGCGTTTTGGCGGCACGGAAGAACTTAAACGAACGATGGCCGAAGACCCTATTGGGTTTTTGGGTGACTTGTCAACAGTGCTTAGTGGTGTTGGTGGTACGACCCGTCTTGCGGGAAAAGTGGCTAAAACGCCTGAGTTGAACAAAACTGCGGACGTATTTTCTACCGCCGCAAGATATACAAACCCGCTAGAACCGTTTGCAAAAGTGGGCGGCTATGTGGTTGACAAGTTTAAAGGCGGCGCAGAGCGTTCTGCCGCTAAAATTGCGCGTGAGGCGGCGGGCGAAGATTTACCAAAAATTGAAGCACTTATACGCGCCAAACAAGGTAATTTGACCGCGGCGGAAATGTTTGCTGATCTTGACCGCAACCAAATCCAAGCGCTGGGCGAGCTGTCGCGGGTTAAAGACACCAAAAACTTTTACGCTAAGCTTGATAAATTTCGTGAGCAATCGCGCCAGACCACACTAAACAATCTGGCAGGCGGCGCGACCAACACTGAAATTCTAAACAATCTAACCAAATCTAAAGAGGCGCTAACGGACATCACTACGCCAATGCGTGAAACTGAATTAACTGCGGCTAATACGGGCAAGCTAAAGCAGCAGCTGGAAACCGAAGCGTCTACTCTTGGCACGGTGGCGGCGAATAAAGTAGACGACGTGCGTCGATTTACGGCTGCCCGTCAACGGTTGAACGCGGCTAAAACTCAGGCCGATCTATCACCAAACGTTAGCGCAGATAGGCTAAAGTTTACTGGCGAAATGGAAGACGCAGCAGAACGCGTGGCCACACGCGCAGCCGAAGAATCGCGCCTATACGGTGAAGGTTCTCGATTTGCTCAACGCCGGGCGGACAGTTTGAAAGCTGAAGGGTTATCACCTCTGGATACCGACGGCGTCATTCGCGATATTAATGCTAAATTAACTAACCCTAAAATCGGCGTTTCCGACGTCAACCGCAAGGTACTGACGGCGGTTGCCGACAAAATTAAAGAGTGGACAGCCCGTAACGGCGGCGTAATTGACGCGCGCGCATTGTACGAAATTCGTAAAGATACGGTTACTGAAGTAGTTGATGGGTTGATGGGAGGTAAAGACCCGAAAACGTCGGCCAAGTACGCGGCTAAGCTGTTGGGTGAAGTGCGTCCGTTGATTGACGACGCTATCATCAAGGCTGGCGGCACAGGTTGGAAAGATTACCTTGATACGTTTTCGCACGGCATGGACGTCATTAACCAGCGCAAAATGGCGAAGGTTGCCCGCGACTTGTATGGTAAGGCAGATAAGTCTGACTTTTTGCGGCTAGTTCGAGGCGAATCGCCGGAACTGGTTGAAGAGATTTTTGGTCATGGGCGCGGCGATATTAAGGCCGAAATGGGCGGCAAGTTTAAAGCGCTTGATGATGTTGCGAACGAAATAGAGCGCGGCCAAAAAATTAAAGCTGGCGCCGAAAAAGGTGCGGCAGACGTAAAAGACATATTTACCCGCAATCAATTTAAACTGCGGATACCGTTTTTTGGCGTCAAAGCCACAATGGGCAACGCTATATTAAGCGAATTGTCCGGCAAAATTAATGCTAAGACGGCAAAAATACTAGAAAAAGGGTTTGAGTCCGGCAAAAATTTTGAAGACATGCTTAACGAGGTGCCTTTTGGCGACCGCGGCCGCGTATATAAGGCGTTTCAACGATACGGCCCTGAGATAACCAGCGGTAAACTCACAGCCTCCGCGTCAATTAAAAACGCGTTGGCGCCGCAAAACCAGAATCAAATGAGGGATTAAATGGCATCTCTAACCCCAACACCCAAGCAGCAGTTTTTCGATGCCAACGGTAATCCGCTGGTAGCCGGTAAGGTCTACACCTACGCTGGCGGCACGACGACACCGATTGCGACCTACACCGACCAAGCTGGCGGCACGGCCAACGCCAACCCAATCATCTTGGATTCGCGCGGCATGGCCAACATCTGGCTGGAGCCAACGGTCGCGTACAAGTTCGTCATTACGGACGAGAACGACGTCACGCAGTACACGACCGACAATATTGTAGTGCCGCTAGACAACCTGTCGTTCGGCTCACCGCCACCAATCGGCGACGTGTCGCCCAACACGGGCGCGTTCACCACGCTCTCAGCCACGCAGAATGTGACTTTTTCCGGCACCGGTTATGTGCAGATGCCTTCCGGCGCAACAACTGATCGGCCAGCCGCACCAACCGAAGGTATGCTGCGCTACAACACCACGCTGGACGTGTTCGAGGGCTACGCCAACAATGCTTGGGGTCAGGTGGGCGGGGCAGGCGCAACAGGTAACGGCGCCGACGAGGTGTTCTACGAGAATGACCAAACCGTCACGTTGAGTTATACAATACCGTCGACCAAGAATGCCATGTCCACCGGCCCGATCACGCTGGGCGCGGGCTTCGTTGGCACAGGCAGTATCGCGGGCACGACGCTGACGGTCGACACGGCCACCTCGGGCGCTTTAGGTGTGGGGTCGATCATTGCGGGTGTCAATGTCACCGCCGGCACCACGATCACAACCTTGGGCACCGGCACAGGCGGTATCGGCACGTACGAGGTCGACATCTCGCAATCGGCGTCAATTGACGCGATTACCGCAGCGGTTATTGTGACCGTGTCGTCAGGCGCTCGGTGGGTCGTTTTATAAAGGGTAAATCATGGCATCTTTAGTTCTCTCAGGCGACACCAGCGGATCGGTCACGCTGTCGGCCCCGGCGGTTGCTGGCAGCAATACGCAGACGCTGGTAGCCACCACAGGTACGTTAGCGCCGATTGTGTCGGGCACGGCGGTAACAGCGTCCGGCACCACGGTTGATTTTACCAGCCTACCGTCGTGGGTGAAGCGTATTACTGTTTTGCTGGACGGTGTTTCTACAAACGGAACATCAAATATCCTCTGCCGTATAGGAACGGGGGGCACGGTCACTGCCACAGGTTATTCGGGAAACACTACAACTCTTACTAACGCCGCCGCTGTTGCGGTAACAGATGCTACTACCAGTTTAGTAGTTGCTGCGACAACCAGCGCGGCAAATATTTGTGTCAGTACTGTGGTTTGGTCAAAATTAAGCGGAAATACTTGGGTCGGTACTTCATCAGGCAGAACAGCCGCAACAGTGGCAACGATAGGCAATGTTTCAGTAACTTTGTCTGGGGCGTTAGATATTTTGCGCATATTAACCGGCAATGGAACAGATACTTTCGACGCTGGCACAATTAACATTCTCTACGAATAAGGAACGATCATGGCTGGAACAGTCGTAGCAGATACATTACAAAGCAGTATTACCGGAACGCCAGTTCAATTTAACGATGGTACGGGCACGCAGATTGGTACGCTGTGCCGTGCGTGGGTGAACTTTAACGGTACGGGTACGGTGGCTATTCGCGCGTCGTTTAATGTGACTTCAATTACGGATAACGGTACTGGCGACTATACGGTTAACTTTACGACTGCAATGCCGGATGCAAATTATGCGACTGTTGCTACTTCTCTTTCTGGGTATGCGGATAGTGGAGGGGCGGCATTTTCGCAAACAACTACTCAAACAAAAGCACGTTCTATTGCGTCTACCACTGGAGCCTTGCAAGATTCCGCTTTGTTATCTGTCTCAGTATTTCGCTAAGGACTAATCATGAACCAACGAATCATTTACCCAACTGATGACGGCGGTGTCGCAGTCATTATCCCAGCGGGTTCGGTCGAAGCGGCAATGAAAGACATCCCGTCCGGTAAGCCATACCTGATCGTTGATATAGCTGATATTCCTGCTGACCGCACATTCCGCAACGCATGGACGGCTGACTTTACTGAGGTGACCGAATGATTACGATTGATCTGGACAAGGCCAAAGCAATCACCAAAGATCGCCTGCGCGTCGAACGTGTGCCCCTCTTGGCTGCTCAAGATGTTGCATTCCAACGTGCGCTGGAGTCTGGTAGCGATACAGCAGCGATTGTGGCTGAGAAGCAGCGTCTGCGTGATATTACGAGTCAGGTGGATACCTGCACAACTTTGGATGAACTGAGGGGGCTGTCATGCCACTAATTCTGAATGGAACTGACGGCGTTCAAGGTAACAGCGGCGCATTTATTGCAGAGACTGCTAAATCTGCTACAGGCACTTCGGTTGACTTTACTGGTATTCCGTCGTGGGTTAAACGGGTCACTGTGCTGTTTGCTGGGGTGAGTACAAATGGCACCAGTCAAGTGCAAGTTCAATTAGGCGATTCAGGTGGTGTTGAAACTACGGGCTATATTGCAACAACCGGAATAATTATTACTACCACCCCATCAACGGGTGACATTACGTCAGGCTTTCCCCTTGGCGGGGTTGTTGCGGGAAACATTCGTTCGGGGATAATGACTATAACTGCATTAGGATCAAACGTTTGGGTGTGTTCTGCGGTAATAAAAGGTGGTCCAGGAACAGCCGCATATATTGCTGGCGACAAAACCCTCTCCGACACACTCACCCAAATCCGCGTCACAACCGTCAACGGCACTGATACGTTCGACGCTGGCACGATCAACATCCTTTATGAGTGACGCATGGATTCGCAAGTCTTATTCAATATCGCTGTCGCAATCGCTGGTTTCTTCGGCGGCTGGATCTTGAACAATATCCACAAGTCAATCGACCGGCTGGACACGGACGTGCGCGCCATGCCGCACACGTATGTGAGCCGCGAAGACTATAAAGATGACATGCGTGAAGTCAAAGAGATGCTGGGCAAAATTTTTGACCGGCTGGAAGCCAAGCAGGACAAATAAGGAGGTGTTATGAAAAGCTTTATTCTCGCCCGTGCTAAAGAGCCGTCCACTTGGCGCGGTCTGTTTCTGTTTCTTGCAGCTGCTGGCGTGCCCATCGCACCGCAGATGGCTGAGTCCATCATTGCCACCGGCTTGGCCATCGCCGGTCTGATCGGGGTCGTAACACCTGATAAGAAGTGAAACAGAATTTCCGTCAGGCGCTGCAGGCGGTCTTAAAGCATGAGGGTGGGTTCAGTAATCACAAAGCTGATCCTGGCGGCATGACCAACTTAGGCGTCACCAAACGGGTGTGGGAGGCATGGGTCGGTCATCCTGTTGGCGAAAAAGAGATGCGCGCCTTGACGCCAGCGACGGTCGCGCGCCTGTACAAGCGCCAGTACTGGGACGCGGTCAAGGGCGACGAGCTGCCAACGGGCCTCGACTATCTGATGTTCGACTTTGCGGTGAACGCCGGGGCGGGCAGGGCGATCCGAACCATGCAGAAGGCACTGGGCACAACGCCAGACGGCGTGATCGGCCCGAAGACGATGGCTGCGATTAAGGCTGCTGACCCGAAAGATCTGATCGCTAAGTTCAGTATGGAGCGCGAGCTGTTCTACAAGGCGCTGCCAACCTTTGCGACCTTTGGCCGCGGCTGGCTGCGCCGTGTTGATGAGTCCAAGTCACAGGCGATGACGCTGTTGGCGTAACTGCCTGCAGACCTCTTTGTCGCGCGGTGTCATGTCAGGCGCGATCTCCGCTACACTGCATTGTTCAGGTGTAGGGCGTGGGCGGTCAGGTATAGCGGGCGCCATCACGATAAACGTGACCGTGGCGATCGCTATCGCGGCGTAGTAGGCAAGAACGAAGTCTTTCATACGCCAAGCAACCGACCAAAGAACTTCACCACAGGTGACGGGCGATGCGGCTTGGAGCCAAGCACCACGTCCTGCATAAAACGCTCTTCAGGCGTCGCTGCGCGCTGGTACAGCTGCGGCGTATAGAACTCGCCGATGCGCACCTTGCCGGTGTCGTACGGTGTCGGTTTTACGACATGCGTATCAGGTACAAATTTTCCTTTATAGAGCATCGTCATTTCTCCTATCTTCGTTTGCGCGGCGAGCCTCGACGCCCTTCTTTTTTATCGACGCTGCCTCTTCTTTAGTATAGATCGATTTACCTACCATTACGTTGCCTGCTACCCACACCTCTGCCGAGTAGGCATTGTTCTTGCATGATGGGCACTTGCGTTGCCGCCGGATGCCGCCTGGCTGCTGGGTGGTGTTCACTACAATGGTTCTGCTGCCGCACTGCTGACACTTCATATAGGCTCCCACACCCAACCCATCAGCCAACGCATGGTTAGGCGGTGTATTAAGTTAGGTTTAACGTACACTGCAAACTTAGTTTTCCATGCTGGATGTGACCCCGGCATAATCCAGTACCCGATGGGCGGCGAAGGGGGTTCGAGGCTCATTTCGACTCCTTCAAATAGCTGCGAATCTTCTCAATGCTCCAGCCGGTCTTGTCATAGATGCGCAAAATCATGTCGCCAGATACGCCATGTGTGCCATGCCGCAGCTTTGAAACGTACGGCGGCGCGGTGCCTAAAAACTCAGATAAAGCTGCGTCGTTTTTTAAATAAAACTCGGCAATAATCGCATCCATCAAAATGTGGGGTATTTTCGGGTTCATGGTTTGATAGCTCCTGACATGATTTCGACTCGTTCACGGGCGTCGCGCAGCGCGCAGTACCGCTGGTGCAGGCGCTGCAGGTGCGAGCTGCGACGCTCGTTCAGCTGCTCCTCGGTCAATAGCGCGAACACCTCATCTTCCGATAGCGTGGCTATCTTGTCATTCAGTGCGCGCCAGCTTAGCTTCTTCATCTTCAATCCTTTGTTCAATTTTTGCCACTTCATACACCGCCCGCTGAAATGCGCGCTCCATTTGGTTCAGCTCCCGGTACCGCGCGCGCTCTTCAGCCTGCGCGGCCCGCAGCTTGGCCTTCCAGTAGTCAATTCTTTTCACGCTGTTCGGCCTCCAGCTCGCGCAGGTCATTGGCGACGTCTGAGACGCCATGCCAGTCGCTGCGGGCGATCATGACATGCAGGTAATCGATTAAGATCTCGCGTTGTGTTTCGTACTTGGTAAAGTCAGTCATGTGTTCTTCTCCTTTAGCTTGGCTTCGATAGCGCGGGCAAAGGTCAAAATTTCATGGTCACCAGATACAGCGATTTCATCTACTTCAGCGTCAGTTAATGTTCTCCACTCACGGTCACATTTGATCTCAACGCCCTCTTCGTCATTTGGGTCAAAACGTTTACATCCATCAACCCAGCATCCTGTGTTTATTCTCATGTGTTCTTCTCCTTTAGCTTTGGCGATGGCTGCAACAAGCGCGTCATGCGCCGCCCTATCTCTTGCTGTCTTGTCCATATTCCAGTGACCTTTAAACGCAACAAGTGCAAGCATCGCGGCAGTTATCAGTGCTTCATTCACCTCATGCAAGCGGCGTAGTTCGGCGGCAGCTTCCGCCATCAAATCATCGGCTTCTGCGTATAAACGCGGGTCATCGTGATACCCAAGCTCATCAGCCAGCCGCAGCGCATTTGATTTTTCGTTCATTTGTTCCCCCTGTTATCCGACTTGTAAACAAAGATCATCGGGTCATACGTATACGCGGTGCCATCGTCGTACGTCACATGCACCATATCGGAAAAGTATGCCCAGCACCCACGTACTGTCTGGCCGGTGCTGGCAATCGCCATCATCAACCGCAGGCTGGGGTATTTGGCGTCGCACTTCGCGGTCAACAGCAGTATCTTCCCGCCGTCTTTATTGGCCGCTTCCAGCCATTCGTCTGCGTGTGCGGCGCCCGTAAATAACGCTAGTGCAAGAATAAGTTTTTTCATTTTAATGCCTCCATAGCTATGTCAGAGATTGCTCGTTTGTCGTGCAGTGCTGCCCAGATCTTTTCATCAACTGTTTTGTCTGCGAGGAGGATATACACCCAGACATCCCGCAGCTGGCCGGATCGGTGGAGTCGTCCAACGGTCTGCTCATATAACTCCAAAGACCACGGCAGTGACAGAAATACCATGTGGCAACCTCCGTGTTGAAGGTTAAGACCATGTCCGGCTGATTTGGGATGCACAGCGAGGAGTTCGATCTGTCCGGCGTTCCATCGCTCGATGGCCCGCTCGTCGTCGAGGGTGGCAAGCTTCGGATAGCGGCGACGAAGTTCTGCCACCTCTTCCTGAAACTGGTAAACGATAAGGGTATTCGCATGCTGGTTTTCCTCCAGTAGTTCGTCTAATCGATCAAACTTGTGATTGCTAAACCACACCGCCGTCTTGCTGGCGGTGAACTGCCCCGGCACGTCGCTCGCCACGCGGGTGCTGTCGTACACAAACCCAGACGCCATCTGTTGCAACTTTGATGTAACAGCCGCGGCATTGGCCGCCAATATTTCGGCGGTCGGGAACTGCACCACAAAGTCTTTCTTCATCTTCTCGTAGGGCTTGCGATCGTCCAGCTCGCACCGCAGCTCGACCACATGGCAGGGCGGCAGCTTGTCCTTATACTCGCCAGGCTCCAGTACGAACGTCGCCGGCTTGATGCGCTCCATGACCAGCTGCAAGGCGCCGGGGCGTGGCAGCCACTCGCCGAAGTCGCGGTTCATGCAGACGAAGTATTGCTGCAGGAACGCACCCTTGGCACGGCCCAAGAGCTTCTCGTCGACGATCTTGCACTGGCCGAACACGTCCTCCAGCCCGTTACTGGTAAATGACCCCGTCAACCCCCAGCGAATCTTGAACTGGTCGATCACCTTGTGCAGCGCCTTAAAGCGCGTGCCCGACGGGTTCTTCAGCTTTGTTAGCTCGTCAAACACAATGGCATCAAATGACCACAAGTCTTGCTTGGCGAGCCACTGCAAATTATCGTAATTCGTAACTACTATGTCGGCAGCACTTGACATGGCGTTTTCGCGTTGGCTAGGTGTGCCAACCGCTACATTTACGATTAAGTCTGGCGCCCACTTGGGCACCTCGATCGGCCACACGTCGGTACAGACGCGCTTGGGTGCCAGTACAAGAAAACGACTCGCATGCCCGTCCTTAACCATCGCCTGCATCGCAGTTAACGTGATCGCGGTCTTGCCTGCGCCCACGGGCGCTAAGATCATCGCGCGATCGCGTTCGTATAGGAAGTCGGCGGCTTCGTCTTGGTACGGCCTGAGTTGCATTGTCTACCCCAAAAAAAGTCGTGTACTTGTCGGTGTTTTGTCTTCTCTGCTTCTATCTCGCGCTCTTCACGCTCGCGTTTTAATTTGACTTCTCTTTTACCCATTTTTTTCCTTTAGTTTTTCTTCTGCCCACCATACTGCGGATTGCCATGCTTGTATTGTTACCCAGCTTTCTCTATTACCTTGCCTTATTTCCTCATCCGTCAGCCCCTGCCATTCGCGCTGTGGTGGAGCGGTGTAGAGCGGAACAACATTGCGAACCATGCCATCTGGCTTTTCTAAACGTAAATTCTTGTGCCAGAAAATCTGATTTACAGCATCGCCGTGGTCTGTCCCGTATTCATACATCCACGCCACCGGCTCCGGTTCAGGTGCGCTAAGTCGGGAGTGAAGTAGTTCGGTTGCTGGCAACAGAAGTTTGACCGCACCCGTTCGAGCCTTTCCTGCCTCGCTAAAATCATCACTTCCTAGCGTCCATATCAACGCATCCAGCACCTGCTGCGCTTCCTCGCGGGTTAGTGCAATCATGTGTTCTTCTCCTTTAGCTTGGCTTCGATGGCGCGGGACAATATCCCAGCAAGGTCTGCCGATATAACGCAGTTGTGTTTCTCAAACTCTTTCTTTGCTTCCTCATCCGTCAGACCCTGCCATTCGCGCTGTGGTGGGGCGGCGTAAAGTGCGCGAGCTTCATAAACCCAATCATTAAGACGAGGCGTTTTCCAAAAATTATCTGCTTGTTCTTTTGGGCAATCTTTCCATTGAGTCCAACCATTTTCTTCCCAATTAGGGCGCATTCTTGATTGCCACGCCACCGGCTCCACGCTTGCGCTGGGTTCAGGTGCGCTAAGTCGGGCGCGGAGGAGTTTTTTTGCGTCAATATAAGAATTCCAGTTCTCCGTCTCAAAAACATCATTCAGCGCATCCAGCACCTGCTGCGCTTCCTCGTGGGTTAGTGTGATGGTCATTTACCCCTCCATATAAACCAAACGAAACATACGCCGTAAAAAAGGCCGATGTGAAACGATGCAACCCTTCCGGATAGCGCGCTCGCAAGAAACAAATTCGCTGTCAGAAACATTAAGTCTGACGCCTTCATTGTTGTTCTCCTGTAGCTTTGCGAATGGCGTCACGGGCTCTTTCTTTTGCTGATTCATAGCTGCGCACACTTTCACGCATAAATTTTACAAACTCATCATGAGACATTATTACTGCTTCAGTTAGCCCATTGTCTTGTGTTTCTTCTTCAAAAAGTAACTCTTGCAACGCCTTCACCAACTCAGCATTCACTTCATGCAAGCGGCGTAGTTCGGCGGCTATTTTAGATAGCGCTAAGTCTGAAACATGCTTTTCATTCTCCAGCAGCTCAGCCAGCCGCAGGGCTTCGGGTTGTTTGTCAATCATTTCATCTCCTTCGTTAAGTACCGCAGCTCTACCACCTGCGCAGCTTCGCGTAGCTTTGATACATTCGTTTTCTTCATGATCTCGATCGCAATCGCAACAAACGTCTCGATCTCAGCCCGTTCGTCATCACCCCAGCCGATCAGGCCGGCGATTGCAGCCTGGAGTCGTTCATCTTTGAGCTTTGCCACACGCTCGACCAAGTACTCCAGATCTTCCCGCGGGATCGCCGCACGTTGCTGTAGCAGCTCGGCCATGCGCTGCGCTTGCTCGGCAACGAAATTAGCGTCAGGGCGGATGCGGCGCATTTTCACAGCCCTTTTGCCCACTCATCAATCTGCTCCTTCGTTTTTAAACACGCGTAATTTTGTCTTAGCCGCAACACGTCGTTGCGAAATATCTTTTGCAACTCCGACAACCGACCACCTTGCGTTTTCAATTCGACAAACCATGTGCTGCCATCAGGCATACAAGCGATGCGGTCACTCACTCCGCGCTGGTTGATTGACCTGAACTTGTACGTCTTGCCGCCAGCCCGCTCGACCGTCCAGACAAAGTAGTTTTCGATTTCTTTTTCTAACATGGCGCAAATATAAAGGCTAAAAAAGTATTTGACAAGGATTATTTTAGGGTCTACAGTCGAGGCTCAATCACTACACGGAGGTACAGTTCAATGAATCACTCTAATATCGTCGGCGGTTCCACGGCCAAGCGCGTCATCAACTGCCCGGCGTCGGTCAAGCTGGTGCAACAGATGCCACCGCAGCCCGAGTCTGAACACGCGGCACGCGGCACTCTCCTGCACAACGTGATTGCCGAACTTCTGGAGTTCGACAAGAAGCCCGAGCAGATGCTGGGCGCCACCTACAAGTCACAGACACTGACACAGGAGTTAATCGATGAGAAGATTATTCCCGCTCTTGAAGCACTCGATGAAGTCGACCCCGAGAAGCAGATGGAGTACATGGTTGAGACCCGAGTTGCCTTTGGCGATTTTCTGCCTGGTGTCTTTGGTAGCACTGACCTACTTGGGCGTAAAGGTAAACGCGCAATCGTTCTTGATTGGAAATTTGGCGATGGTGTACTTGTGGATGCTGTGGAAAACCCTCAGCTCTTATTTTACGCAGCTGCGGCCATGAGAACACCGGCAGCGCAGTGGGTGTTTGAAGGCGCTGAAGAGATCGAGTGCATCATTGTGCAGCCGCCGTCGATCCGTCGCTGGGTGACGACGCCAGAGCGCGTCAAGCAGTTCGAGCAAGAGCTGCTGTACGCCGTGCGGCTGTCGTCGTGGGATAACACGCTTATGCAGACGGGCGATCATTGCCGTTGGTGTACGGCAAAACCGATCTGTCCGCAGATGACCGGTGCGGTCGACCGTGCACTGAAGACGCAACTGGCTGCGCTGCCAGCTGAACAGATCGCAACGCAGCTGCAGCAGGCGGACATGCTGGAAGACTACATCAAGAGCGTGCGGGCGCTGGCGTTTCAGATGCTTGAAAGCGGGCACCCGGTGCCAGGTTACAAGCTAGTCGCCAAGCAGTCGCGTCGTCAGTGGGTGGACACCGCGAAGATCGAAGCATGGGTTGATGCGAATGAAATTAAAGACGCGTACGAACCGGTGACAATTAAATCACCTGCGCAGCTTGAGAAAGTCTTGAAAAAGGCTAAAATAGATTTTCCCGCTGACATGGTGGTATCTGTGTCGTCGGGGGATACGTTGGCACCGGAGTCTGACCCGAGGCCAGCGGTGTTGCAAATCGGGAAGCAGTTAACTGCAGCCCTCTCTAAACTTTAATAGGAGTACAGTAATGTCTAATATCGTATCGTTCAAAGGCGCTAACCTGCCAGCAGTCTCCACTCTCTCCACCGCACTGCGCACGCTCGAAACCGTCGCAGGCCCGGCAGGTTCTGTCATCATCAAAATGGACAAGACCGGTCACTGGGTGTTCGGTGCTGATCAGACCGACGTTGAAGAAGACTCGACATGGGCGGTCAACCCGTTCTCATTTATCCACGGCTTTATCGCGTGGGGCGATGGTGAAGTCTTGGGTGAGAAGATGGTGTCGGTATCCGAGCCGCTGCCAGAGATGGACGCAGCACCACCCAACGCCAAGCGCGGTTGGGAGACGCAAGTCGGCATGTCGCTGAAATGTCTGTCGGGTTCCGACAAGGACATGGAAGCACGCTACACGGTCACATCCGTTGGCGGTAAGAAGGCCGTGCAAGCACTGGCGGTTGCGATTGCCGAGCAGGTGGAGAAAGACCAGAGCAAGCCGGTGCCTGTCGTGCGTCTGAAGAAAGACCACTACACGCACAAGTCGTATGGCCGCATCTACACGCCGGTCTTTGAGATCGTCGAGTTTGTGTCCATGGATGGTAAAGCAGACGAAGCCGAAGCGGACGAAGCGCCTGTCGCAGAAGCAGCACCTGCCCGCCGCCGCCGCGGCTAAGTAGCACGGGCTGAAAGCGGATGCTGTCGCGGGAGCGGGGATACGGAGGACTTGGGGCCAAACGCCCCGCCCTTTCTGGCCGCACACCTCGGGCAATAGCGACCATACTGACAGACGCAGCGAGTAAGCCCACCTTTTCTATGGCCCCGGTCATCTAATCATCAGGCTCTTCCTTGGTCGGTTCGACCTGATGCTGGCAAGATGACGGGGGGCCACCCCTATTATGCTAATATTTGCATGTGCTTGGCGGCACGCTTACAGACAAGCCCTGTTCTGCATTCTGCTCGGTGTCTGCCGAGTCCGCCAACGTCGTAAGACGAGAATGCAGAACAGGGCTTTTTTTATTGGGTGCAGTATGAAAGAGATATGGAGATCCATAAAAGGTTTTACGGGTAGATACGAAGTAAGCAGTGAAGGCCGCGTCAGATCATTAACTCAGGTGGTTATTTGCGAAGGCCCGGTAAAAGGCCGGTATACATCAGTTCGTCATGGCAAATTATTGCGCCCGGGGCGTATGGCTAGCGGGCATTTATCGGTCGCGCTTGGTAAAGGTAATAGCCAATGCGTGCATAGGCTAGTGTTAAATGCGTTTGTTGGGCCTGCGCCAGACGGTTACGAGTGCCTGCATATCAACGGTAACCCGGCGGATAATCGGTTAGTAAATTTGCGCTGGGGCACGCGCAGCGAAAACAACGTGGACGCGGTAATACATCAGCACATGGGAAAACTAACGGAGACACAGATAAAAGACATTCGCGCGCGGCTTGCGTCAAAAGAATGGGGTATCGGACGAAAATTGGCTAGGGAGTATGGCGTGCATGAGTCAACGATAAGCGCGATAAAAGTTCGGAGGCACTATGCGTGTTTTGTGGATTGACATGGAAACGCGCAGTCGTTGTGATTTAACTAGCAGGGGAGTCTATAACTATGCCCAAGATGGAACCACCGATGTACTTTGTATGTCGTACGCCTTTGATGAGGGCGAAGTTGTTACGTGGCAGCCCGATCAACCGTTTCCGGAATCCGTGCGCAATCACACCGGGCGCATCTACGCGCACAATGCCG